TATTCCAAGTACAGTAATTCCCACGCACCTCGCCTCCGGCTCCGGTATCAGAGCCATAGGGTGTTGGTGTATCTACAAGGCTGTCATTGCCTTCGCCAGCAGTCACAGAAAAACCGCTAGGTGTCCAGTTGTTGCCGTTGCCAGAGGAGTCCTTGCCAAGCGTTGTGGCAGTCGTGCCAGAGTTGTCTGCAAACTTTAAGTAGAACCCATTAGTGCCGTATGTGCCAGCATACTTTTTAGGTTTCCATACACCGGTAGTAGAATCAGTTTCACCAAATTCTGTATACGCAACAAGACTTCCAGACACCATGTGTACTTCTGTCAAGTATTGATTAGCAAAATAAATTGGTGCGCCACCACCTTGATAACCACCGCCAATATCGTTTCTGAATGTATTATTTATTGAACGATACCCTGAACTACCAATGCTTCCTGCGGCTCCCGAATCTACGGATGACGCCCAAGAAACTGGAGTGCTATTACCATTTACGTATGCAATTACTCTATTGTTTGATGTTCCGTTGTCGGGGTCAAACTGAACAACAAGGTGATACCACGCCGATAGATCTCTAAAAACCATTGACGAAAATCTATAAAAATAATACCCACTAGCATTAGTAAAAGCATGTACATCTAGTGCATCATTACCATCAATTCCAACAACAAACTCATTTCTAGTACCGCCAGACGTAGTTGTGTTACCACCAATTACATACTGTGTTGTACCTATACTGACTCTTTTGAACCAACAAGAATAAGTCCATTGGTTTTGTCCAGATGCTGTTGCCGGAGTGCGTGTTAAATACGCACTATCCGCAGAGTTAAACCGCAGACTGCGCTCTATCTGATAGCCACCCGTAGAAGGTACAAGGCCGGTTTGCAGAATTGACATTACGCCATTGCTCCTGAGTGCGTCACATACACATTCGTACCATCTGACCAATACGACAGCAAATAAGTACCAGCCGCAGTAATTGCTGCTAGTGCGCCGGTCTGTACTTTAGTATTGGCATGGGCAGAGACTGTGTATCCGCCAGTATTGACTAGCAAGATAAACCCAGACTGCCCAGCAGTGATGTTAGTAAAGGTCAGCGTAAAGTTACCTGTGGGGGTACATTTGAAATTGTTGGTCACGTTCATATCGAACGAACCATCGTTATCAGTTGTTACCGTTCCACGCTGAGAAGCCGTAAAAGTTTGGGCCACCCCAGTTCCAGCGGCGGCAATGTTAGATCTTGCAGTTGAAGCCGTGGCCGTCAGTTCAGACAAGTTATTACTGGTCTGCAACATCTCACTAAATCCAGCCGCAGTGACTCGCAACTCAATGCGGTCACCAGTACTGTAAGCGCGAGCCGTAGTAGACTCTTGCCCACGAACAACTGTAAGTACATCCGTTGAACGAGCCGTACACTTTATGATTTCCAAATTGTTGGAGGTATCAATCAGTGTGGCGTAGAAAAAATCCCCGCCTGACAGAGTTGGGAAACGCGCACCCTGTCCGGTAGTCAGCGTAATGCTAGTAGCCGAACTGTTAATACCAGAGGCTAGTGTCGCATACGCGCTATTTGCGAATTTGATGCCCATATCCCATTACTCCAATTAGTTCACAGTAACTGTCCAAGTGATACCAAGCGTATCGGCTGCGCCTTTGTTAATCACAGAGAACACCGTACGGCAAAGTAACGTGCCGCTTGACGAAGCATTAAAAATACCTGCCTCAGTGATTGCGCCAGTACCAGTACCGGCAGGGAAGGTAGCCACATAAGCCACGCTGTTAGAGGTAGCAGTAGAGGAGGTCAAAGAAACACGACCAGCCTCAGTACCAAGAGTAGTGTCCCCTACGGCGGCAGCAGTTGTACCTGTGCCAATTGCCATGTGAGACATCACATTAGAACTTGTACCAACCATGCGTGAAGCAATAAATTCTTTACCGGTGGTTACAACGAGGTTAGGTACAACTACTTCGTGCTTGACATTGCCTTCCGGGTTTGTCACGGTGATCCGAAGTTCACCAGTCAATTTCACGGTATCGTTAAACATCTTTCTCTCCTTATAGGATCGGGGTTTGGTTAAAGTAGTAACCACCAACCGTGCGGTCAGCCGCATCAGTATAGTGGAAGTTTACAACTAATCCAGCGCCGCTGGTATCAGCGTAAGTGATAAATTCACCGCTAATTAACGGAGCAGTGAGCAGTAGTCCGGGGCCACCGATGAGGCCGGTGTAATTCTCGTAAGCAACACTATCAGAAGAACCTTGGATGTACTCGGCATTGAACATGCCGTTACCTAACACCTCCGTATAGTCTTCTACAATAGTTCTAAATCGGTGGAATACAAATCCATTGCCATCTGCCATCGACACATAGTCTGGGCAAATTGGCGTGGTCTGGCCAAGAATAAGCGTAGTCGATATGGACTCTGCCATTGTTACGGAATCAGCCAATACCTTAGATATGCTGAAAAGATTGATAGCGTCTGTTGCTGTAATCGAGTCAGTTACATACTTTCCAATGGCAAAGGTATTGACCGCATCGGTTGCAGTTGCAGAATCTGTTAGTACTTTTACAGGGCTAAGAACAATTGCCTCAGAACCAGTTACTGAGTCAGTCAAGACTTTGGCAGTACTAAACACCGGACTATCAGTTCCTGTGACCGAATCAGCCACATCTGGGCGAGTAACATCTTTAGCGGCTGCGTCTGTAACCGATGCTGTATCTGTAATGTTAGGTCTTGTAAAGTCCTTAGCCATCACCTCGGTGACAGTTACAGGGTCAGGATCAGCATCAGCATCTACCGTGTCATAGTCGAATACATAGGCCGGGGTCTTAACGACCACATCGGTCATGGTCACAGAGTCTGACAGCGCTTGGCCTATCGTAAATGGCCCAATAGCCTCAGAGGCCGTTACTGAATCTGATGGGTTCTTGCCAATGTTAAAGGGGCCGAAACTATCAGCAGCAGTTACGCTGTCGGTCTTACCCAGCCCCGGCTGGCGCGAGGAGTCGTCAGCAACAGTGGTCGTATCAGCCACATCAGGGCGAGTAAGTTCCTTCGCCGCCGCGTCAGTTATGGTTGCACTATCAGCAACAACTTTAGACGTATTAAACTGATTGATCGTATCGGCTGCGGCCGTCGTATCGGTTAAATTCTTACCAACATCTTTCTGGTTGACGGTATCAGTAGAAGTTATTGCATCCGCCGACACTTTATCAACGGTCTTAACATCTGTATCCGCAGCCGTTGTTGCTTCTGTAAGGGTTTTCCCTATTGCTTTAGCATCTGCGTCAGCAATGTTAATTGGGTCTGGATCGGTGTCAGGATCTGACGGATCAAAGTCAATCGTGCCACTAAAGATCTTGATACTGTTTTCTACAATGGCTACCGAATCAACAGCAGTCGCCGTAATATCAAACGACACATTGTTGGTATCCGTTATCGTGACTACATCTATTAGTACCTTGTCTATTGAGAACGTGCGGAAATCAGACATTGTGACTGTCTGTTCTTCAAGGTACTCCATCGGCACAACAAACGCCGAAGCCCTAATGATTGTTTCTGGGCGTGCAGCAGCCGATACCGAGTAGGTATCCACAGACGCAGATATTGTGGCCGCCGCTGGGGTGGCTAACAGTATCGACGAAAGGGCGTAGGCTACCCGGATATTTGCCATTAGAAGTTTGCTCTTACTGTAAACCGCAAGGTATCAAACACAGTTTGTACTTGCCCATTAAAGTCGATAGCAATCTCGCCTTCGTACATGCCGGGGTCAACATCTAGTACCCCACCAGTAAATCCAAACTGCACCTGCCCAGTAGTTCCGCCACTAAGTTTGGAACAAGATATTGTAGAAAGAACCGTAGTAGTGCCAGCCTCACGGAACTTTACAGTTACAGTAGTCGTAGCAGCAGACAGATCAATTGCTGTACCAGTGATGTCATCTGTCAACGTGAGGACAATAACTGGCTTTTCGTCGCCTTTAACTAATCGGATGACATCAACGGCCATGATTTCCTCACGCTAAGGGGCGCATTGCTACGGACATGGAGGCGCGGGCTGCGCCTATATTTGCCCTTGCTCTACGCTCAGTGGTTTTGTAAAGGTACTGCTTGGCGTGATAAGACGCCAGTTCTCTGTCAGTCCAGTTCTTGTCCGGCAACACCAAAAGATGTTGCAGCGCACCGTGCATAATGACATTCTCAAGGTCATCAAACACATTCTGATCCATCTCCGTAGCCGTACGAAGCGGCTTTAGAGCCACAATCATCTTGACATCGTAAGTCTGAGAATCGTCAGGCAACGGGGCAAGAATGAAGTTATCTGGGTCTAACTGGCAGATAACCCTTGGGTCAGACCTCTTATCTAACGCTAGGTTAGGCCAATCAGGGTACATACCATACAACTGTTCCAACGTAACAGGGGTCAGCGGTACATTGTTAACCGTCGCTGTAAGGAAAGCATGTACCTCAGTTTGAAGGGGGTTAGTGTATGGATACTCGTAAACACCGGGAGTTAGCCGGATCGTAGGCTGCTCATAGCGCCACGCAAGTGTGCGCTCGCACGCCTCAATTGCAGCATCACGAACATATTGTTGGATGATTGGTTGTGGGCAACCCGGAACACTAGGGGATAGCCTGTTAACAATGGAGAGGAAAGCACGATTAGCCATTAGACCACCTGATCGTCAGCAAGTCCGCCTTCCTCAGTGTCAGTAATGACACGACCCTGAGCGCTAACGCCAAGGGCTTGAGTAAAGGACTGTTGGAACAACTGCGCCCGGTTGGAGTTGACATGCTCATTGTCCACGGACTCAGCAATAAAGACTGTCGCAT